ATACACGCCGCAACTCAGGTTCCATTAGAAGGAGTAACAACATTATATGATATACAAGATGAAGTTAAAGAGTTTGTTAAAAATGGTTTTAAACCCGGATTCCAAATCGGACTTAAGAATTTTGATAGAATTTTTAGTACTTATACTGGGCAGTTTATTACTGTTACCGGCATTCCTAGCTCTGGTAAGTCTGACTTTGTTGATCAAATGGTTGTTGGTTACAATAATATGTATGGTTGGAAAACTGCGTTTGCTAGTCCAGAGAATCAACCGACTTATCTCCACGCTCATAAATTAATGAGGAAGACTTGGCAAGACATGCCAACTCAAGCAGATATAGGTAGCGATAAATGGAAACAAGTATCAGAGAAAGTTAATGATAACTATTTCTTTATTGATATGGATAGGTATACTTTAGAGTCTGTATTGAGAAAAGGAGCGGAGTTAGTAAAACGTAAGGGTATCAAATGTTTGGTGATTGATCCTTATAATAAAGTTAGAGATGTAGATTGTAAAACTGAAGATGT